ATTAGAAGACTTCGCTAAAACCAGAGGAGAAGGTGCAGCTAAAATAGCATCAAATGCTCAAGAAAAAGGAGGACTTGCTTTGCTAACCTGGCATCATTTCAAAGTAAAAGCTCCGTATTATAAAAAAGCTTCTGAAGGAAAGCTTGATATGGAACAAGCAAAGAAAGAGTACGAAGAGACTTATAAAAAGATCTCTCTAGATATGACTCAAATTGAATTTCAAAGAGAGGTAGGAAGACTAGAAGTACTAGGAGAATTGCTAATAAAGAATAAATAATGTCAACACTAAATACATCTATACCTCACTTCTATGCTAAGATGAGAATAGAACACCTCTACCAGCATGACGGGAGAGAAGGTATGCAAGATGTAATAGTATTTGGAGCACAATCTGTAGGAGGTAGAGCTCTTACCTTCCATATAATGACTGATGAAGGAGCTGTTAGATCAAGAGTTCCAATTCATATGCTTGCCTGGAAAGATGATGCACCAAAAATGGCTTTAGACCATTTACAACTATGGGATTGTTTTGGACATGAAGTATCATGTACAGCATACGATTACTTACTCCAATCAAGAGTAAAGGCAATATTTAAAGACGGTAGTAAAGAGTGGGGAAATTATATTATGACCTTTGATTGGTTTAATAATCCATATTCTAACGAACCAACACAATACAAGGCAGCACATCTAATTAAATTAGATAACGGAAATTTTACTCTTCAGCCTAATAATAGATTAATGTGGAGAGATATGTCTTTTGTAACTCAACCATTTCCTGAAAAACCGGATTGGATGATTGATAATAAAGAGTGGTTTTGCGAATCAGTTTCCGATAAATGGACAATGGAAAAAGGTAATGAAAATATTTACTACTACACTTTAGAAAATGAAAAAAAGTCAACTAAAAAAGATAATTAAAGAGGTATTAGATGCTTCAACACCTGCTCCTAGTGAAATACCGGGAGGACTAGCACAGTTTGCTACTATTGGAGATTTAGCTACAATGCATAATCTTCCTTTAGATCAAATCATAAAGCAGATAGTAAAAGGAGTAAAGACAGAATCAGAACATACAACAGATTTAGATATTGCTATGGAAATAGCTTTTGACCATGTATATGAAGATCCTAAATATTACGATAAATTATCCAACATAGAAGAAGGTAAACATGACCCAGTAGAACCGGGTATTTTAAAAAAAAGGTTAGGTAAACTTACCTGTTCAAAAGTAAGAGCAGAAAGAAGTAAATTAGAAGACAAGGGTACTCATTATGCAAAAGCATTGCAGAGATACTTAAATTACCATTGTCAGTAAAATAATTTACTATTTATTTGTATATATGATTAAAAATAACTATCTTTAGATATTACAATATGAAGAAATTAGTAAGAATAGTAGAAGCAGGAGAAAAGACAGCATTTATCCAAACAGCTAGAGGAGAAAAGAAGACGATCGAATATAAAAAAGACGATGAACTTACAGGTTTGAAAGATAATCAGGATATTGCAAAAATTGATACTGCAGATGGTAAGAGAATAAAAGAAGAAGTACGAAAATATACTGCTCAAGAATCAGCAGCTGTAGGAAAAGCAGTAGCTAAATCTCTTGTAAAAGTTCTTAGAGCTCAAGGAGATGAAATCTCAAAACTAAGACTTACAGGAATAGGAGTTGATAGATTTAATATCCACGTTGAATATGGAAATGAAAAAGGAGTAGATACTTTTAAATTTGACCTAAACCCACAAGGTACTGCTATCATATTAGACTTAGGAAACGAACCATTAGAGCTAGTAGACTTCGTGATAACACAAGGTAATACTGTTTCTCTACCTACTCCTGAGTTAGAAGATAAACTAGGTGATGCAATGAAAAAGTATGTGGGAGAACCTACAGATGCTGAATATGATAATATGGCAGCAATGCAAGAGCCGACAGATCCTTCTCAATTTGCAAAAGAATTAAACGAAGATGATTGGAAACAATCAGACGACGAATCTACAATGGCAAAAGCACAGTTAAAATCTATTCAATCCAATGCAAGTAAGTTGATGAATATAATAGGAGATAACGAGCAATTAGATGCATGGGTTCAAGCCAAGCTAACAAAAGCAGAAGATTATTTAGACTCAGCAGCAGGATACCTAGAATCAGAAGAAGATGAAGAGGGTCATCAACCTGTAGCACTTGCAATAGCTTTAAATGAAAAGAAAGCTACATATTGCGGAAGATGTGGACATACCCATGTTAAGGGTACACCTTGTCCAAGACCTTTTAAAAATGAAGCATTAGATGCAGTTGGAAAAGAGGATGACGATATTAATAATGATGGAAAAGTCGATAAGACTGATAAATACTTAAAAAACAGAAGAAATACTATCTCTAAAAAGATAACTAAAGAAGAACTGAGAGAATTAATGCTTGAAGCATATATCGAAGTTCTTAAAGAAGAAGAAGGAGCAGTATTAGAGACATCTACAGATGAAATACTAGGAAAATTTCCTACAGTAAAGAAAGCAATAACATCTCTATTTACAAAAGAATATCCAGAATTTGTAACAGATATAAGATGGGTAGCACCAAAACCTTCCACATTTGCAGTTGATCTTAAAAACGGTCAATCATTTAACTTAAAATGGATGGGTAAAGGATTTGAAGCACAAATAGAAGGTAAAAAATACTACTTAGATACTTTACAAGACTATCAACAAGCTTTAGATAAGATAAACGATATACTTAAGAACGGACCAATCACACAAGGTGAAGAACCAGGTGGAGAAGAATTCGGAGCAGATCCAGCAGCACCAGCAGGTGGAGGAGGAGGAGATTTTCCAGGTGGAGAAGCTGGAGGAGAGCCAGCAGCTGAATTTGGAGCAGAAGAAGCACCAGCAGGGGAAGAAGAAGCAGGAGCAGAACCAGAAACACCAGAAGCACTTTAATGAGCGTAATAGATAAAATAGTTGCAGAATGGGCTTTCCGTTGTAAAAAAGGATACCCGGATATGAATAATCCTAGCGATATAAAAATATTGAAAGAGATTTATTCAGAATATGGGGTAGTCTTGGAAGAGGAAAAACCAGAAAAAAAGAAAGAGGATGGAGTAACTCAAGAAGATCTAGCAGTATTAAGAAGTGCTTTTGAAAATATAAAAGTACCTTACTCAAAGTACTTATCTATCTTTAATTATTTTGATCCAAATTCTTTAGGAACAATCTCAGAAGTATTATTAACAAAGTTACTTAATACCGTAGACAATGTACAAGCTCAACACGTTGGAGGAGCTCAAGGACTTGCAGATATAATAATAAACGGGCATCATATTTCACTGAAAACAACTGCAAAAGGAAAACCTATAGGATTAGGTTCGGATGAAGTAAATATAAGTCCTTCTGATTCTAAAGAAGTAGTAAGTACTTTAAATGCATTATACAAGCAAGACCCTACACTAAAAAATCTTTCTATAAGTGAACTACAGGGTAAGATTCCTGACGAAACATATAATAATATTAATAAACGATTATCCTCTATTGCTAAAAAAATAGCAGGAGAGTTAAATAAAGAGGTTTTTGTGTGGATAGAAAAGATATATAAACAGAAACTTCTTACAGGAATTGTTATCCATGTGGTAAAGTATGATCTTAATAAAGCGTTAAATACTTTCCTACAAAGTAAAATATCAGTAACAGAAAAAGCTTGGGGAGTAGTGGATGCAGCAGGTAAAGCAATAATTAGTGCAGATACCTCAGGAAAACACCTCAATATTACACCAGAATTTGTGTATAGTAGTTCAAGAGGTACTAATACAGCTATTGACTTAGAAGTAAATTTAAAATATTCATCAGAAGAAGTACAACAAAAAGTATCAGATAAAGTGTTTAAGGCTCTTAATACAATATACTCTGAACTTTTTTAGTTAAAAACAAACTATTTATAAACAAAAATAAAACACAATGGCAGATAATTTCAACTTAAGAACATTCTTAACAGAGAATAAACTTACTAAAAATGCACAGCTTCTTTCAGAAGGAATAGAGTTTAACGGTAAACCGGTAAACGTTGGATCGGTAGAAATCGATGGAATAGATACAGAAGATTACCCAGACTTTGTAGATGCATATATTGCAGCAGCAGAATACGAAGACGGTACTCCATTAACAGACGAAGAATTAGTACAGTTTCAAGAAGAAAATTACGATTTAGTAAGCCAAATGATTCACGATGATCAGCTATACTTAGAAGCAAAGAAAGAAGATGGTATGGAAGAAGCATCTAGCGAGGATATGGCTTATACTGAAAAAGTTGACGAAGCTTTAGCAGAAAGTAAATTAACTGCTAAAGAAAGACGTTTAGTAGAAATGGTTCAAAATGCTTTAGGAGAAGAAAATGTAGATTATACAATGGGACGTCAAGACGATCCAAATCAACTACCAAACCCAGCACCAGAACTTAACATACCAGAAGGAGAAGCTAATATAGAAGAAGCAAAACCTCTTCCAAAATATGAATCAATTGAAGAATTGATGAAAGAGATTGAACACGGTACTAACGAAGCAGCTCACAAATACAAAATGGATGAGATGAAAAGAGTTTACGAGGCTTTAGAGGCTAAAGTAGGGTCTTTAGAAGAAGGAGAGCATGCTGAGCATATCGATCAAAAAGCTGTTAAGCAAATGCGTAAAGATATTGCAACATTAAGAAAAGCAGAAGAGAAATTAAGAAAAGAATTTGATAAAAAATTCTCAGGTAAAGAAAAGAAAGAAACTCCAGCTAAAGAAAAAGCAGTAGAAGCTTTACAAGAAGGATTCAACTTAAGAAAATTCTTAGCAGAAAACAGAAAATAAGATTACTCAATAGTAAACAAGCCCACTCCTTAAAGGTGGGTTTTTTTATATACACATATTTATAATATATAAGTATATAATATGTCACAAGCAGATATAAAACAAATAGTAGCACAGGAGTACATAAAGTGTGCAAAAGATCCGGCTTACTTCATGAAGAAGTATTGCTACATACAGCATCCAACAAGAGGTAGAATCTTATTTAACCTCTACCCATTCCAGGAAGGAGTATTACATTTATTCAGAGATGAAAAGATGTTGATAACTCTAAAATCAAGACAGTTAGGAATCTCTACATTAGCCTCGGCCTACGCTTTATGGTTAATGATCTTTCATAAAGATAAGAACGTACTGGCATTAGCAATTACTCAAGCAACAGCTAGAAACCTTGTAACTAAGACGATTTTCATGTATGAGAATCTACCAAAATGGTTACAGTTGCCCTTTACAGAGAAGAATAAATTATCTCTTAGACTTAAAAACGGTTCTAAAATCACAGCTAAATCATCTAATGCAGATGCTGCTCGTTCAGAAGCGGTATCGTTACTGCTAATAGATGAGGCTGCTTTCATTGATAATATTGAAGAAACATTTACTGCAGCACAACAAACACTTGCTACAGGGGGTCAATGTATGGCTCTTTCTACTCCAAATGGTGTAGGAAACTGGTTCCATAAAACATGGGAAAAAGCTGAAGCAGGAGAGAATGGGTTTGTACCAGTTAAATTAAAATGGGATGTGCATCCTGAAAGAGCACAAGACTGGAGAGATGAACAATCAAGACAATTAGGAGAGAAACATGCCGCTCAAGAGTGTGACTGTGACTTCCTATCATCTGGAGATTCAGTAATTGAGGTTGAAAATATGGCTTTTTACGAAGAGACATATGTAAAAGAGCCGATGGAAAAGAGAGGCGTAGATGGAAATCTTTGGATATGGGAATCACCTGACTATCAAAAGTCTTATATGGTTGTTGCCGATGTCGCTAGAGGGGACTCTACTGACTACTCTGGCTTCCATGTCTTTGATATCGAAAGCTGTACACAAGTGGCAGAATATAAAGGTAAGATATCACCTAAAGAATACGGAAACGTATTGGTAGGAATAGCAACAGAGTACTGTGATGCACTTCTAGTAATAGAGAATGCCAATATTGGATGGTCAACCATTGAACAAGTACTATCCAGAGAGTATAAAAACCTATACTATTCATCAAGATCAGATAATGAGACAGTTGAATCGTATATGGCTAAGTACGAAAGAGATAAATTAGTACCTGGATTCACAATGTCTCTTAAAACAAGACCTCTGGTAATAGCTAAAATGACTGAATACATACGGGAAAGATCGGTTATAGTGCAATCTAAGAGGTTATTAGCCGAAATGAGAGTATTCATATGGAGAAATGGTAAAGCACAGGCACAATCGGGGTATAACGACGATTTAATTATGGCTTTTGCAACAGCTTTATATGTTAGAGATACAGCTATTCGTATGAGACAACAAGGAATGGATCTTTCAAGAGCTACAATGAATGCTTTTGTTGGATTGAATCAAAGAGATCCTGGCGTATATAACGTTGCTCCTATGCAGAATAATCCTTATCTTATGGAAACGCCATATGGTCAAGAGGACTTAACCTGGCTAATAAGATAAGTTACTATTTATAAATAAAACATTTTAAAATGGCAGAAAGAAATTTATTTAACTCTCTCCAGAGATTATTCTCGACTGATATATTAGTTAGAAACGTAGGAGGGGATGAGTTGAAGATTGCTGATATTAATCACATACAATCAACAGGGAAATATCAAACCAATTCACTATTGGATAGATTCTCTCGTCTATATATTTACAATAATAAAAATATATTTAACCCAAACCTTAATTACCAGACATTAAGGATACAACTTTACTCAGACTATGAAGCAATGGATTCAGATCCACTTATTGCTTCCACTCTAGATATACTAGCAGATGAGTCTACACTAAAGAGTGCAATGGGAGAGGTTCTTTCTATTAAATCTACAGACGAAAACATACAAAGAGTCCTTTATAATTTATATTACGATGTATTGAACATCGAATTTAACCTATGGTCATGGGTTAGAAATATGTGTAAGTACGGGGACTTCTTTTTAAAATTAGAAATATCAGAAAAATTTGGTGTTTATAATGTTCTTCCTTATACAGTTTACCATATGGTAAGACATGAAGGGATGGATAAAGAAGATCCAACTAAAGTAACATTCTCAATCGATCCAGACGGATTAGCTTCTTCATCAGATCCAAACTATATTCCAAATAATAGTAAGTCAGTTATCGCTTTAGATAATTACGAAGTAGCCCATTTCAGATTACTATCAGATACAAACTACCTTCCTTATGGTAGAGCTTATATTGAACCAGCTAGAAAAATTTACAAGCAATTGACTTTAATGGAGGATGCAATGTTGATTCACAGAATCATGAGAGCTCCTGAGAAGAGAATGTTCTACATTAACGTAGGATCTATTCCACCAAACGAAGTTGAGCAGTTCATGCAAAAAACAATTAACAATATTAAGAAAACTCCATATGTAGATCCACAAACAGGTCAATATAACTTGAAATTCAACATGCAAAACATGATGGAGGATTTCTACTTACCGGTTAGAGGAGGAGATACATCTACAAGAATTGAGACTACTAAAGGATTGGAGTATGATGGTACAAACGATATCGAATA